AGAGCTAGAAGAAAAGATAGCAGACCTCCAGAGCGCACCGAAGACTTCGGCGTATCGTCGAGGAATGTCATTTGGTGCTGAGTCATGGTACAAGCGCAACCGTTACCGATCCGCTTCGCCGGCCATAGAAGAGGCTGAATAACCCAAAGCGGCCAGAGCGGCAGTGGGGCTCATACCCTTACGGATCAAGTCCACCGCCTTAGCCCAGTCAGCCTCGGCAAAGAACTGTCGAGTGTTCTGAATGTCAGCCCGAGCGCCGGGTAACGCGGCATCACGGCGCATCTTCTCTTTAATGGCCTGACGTACGTACTCAGATTCGCTTAGGTTCTGAATTGCTGACTGAGGCAGGTATGAGGCTTCCTTGAGCAAACCTTTGGTTGCCTGACCAGTAAACGGCTCAGAAGCAGTAAAGCCTTCTGGGGTGTACTTGCCAACGCCGGGGCCATAGCCCGAGCTGTTAAGCGAAGTCTCAATGTCAGACGGATAAATACCTTCAAGCTCTTTGCGCTTGTCCTTGAGCATCTTGTTGATGTCTTTGGTAGTCGCGTTTGGATCGAACGGGAAGATGGTTGCTCCACGACTTGTGGGGGCAATACCGTAACCAGTGTCACCCAACGCGGCTGTCAAAGCGCCCATTTGGTCGGCTGTTGGCGGCACACCAGTAGCAGGGTCTAGGTTCCTATTGGGATTAAGCCTGCGAGTGTCAAGTATTGCGGCGTTCTTGCCAGTCACATCGCCCATGGTGTTGGGCAGGTTGTAGCCGAATGCCTCTTGTGCGTCGTTCAACGCACGGAAGCGCTCGGAGAAGTCCATCAACTGCTTGGTATCTGGTGCAATCAAGCCCTCGCCACCCGTGGGGAAGTCCAGCAAGGGGCGCGCAATCTTGACGGGTTGCATCTCATAAGCTGACGCGCCTTCTGGCAAGTAGGCGCCTGAAGCCTCAATCGTTGGCAGTTGGCGGTAACCGATAGCGGAGTAGATAACGTCGCGGTTGCCAGCGCCCACCTCTGGGAACTCATTCAATGCGGCTTCAGGGGACGGGCGATCCCAACGACCTTCATTGCCGTATGCAATGCGCTCGCTCAAGGGAGCGTCAATCATGCCGGGAACGTGACCAGTAGAAGCGCCGGGAATGGCCTCATGAGTCGCTGAACCTGCGTGTTTGTAGGCGTAGTCTATGGCAGTCTTGTTTGCGTCCTGTAGGGCCAGTTTGATGCCTTCTAGGGGATCTCCACCGTAGCGGCCAGTCTTGCTGGAGCCGCGTGAGTACAAATCTTGCGCTTTACCGTACACCCAAGGTAGTTCCTGAATGTGTGGGCCATACCAATCCGAGCGGCCACCTGTTCCTGCTTTGTTGGCCCGATCCACCTGTAAGGCGGTTTCCAGATCCATGAAAGGATGCATAGTGTCAGATACGCCAGCTTTCCATGGGTTGCCCTGTGGATCTGTGTAGCCCATACCCTGAGCGCGGCGGAAGTCGTTTACGCCAAACAATCCAGTGTTGGGCAGGCGAGGATCGTTTTTATCGGCGTACTCACCAATCTTGAAACCCATCTCTGCCGGCTCATCAGCGGCCACGGCTCGGTCAAGGGTTCGCATACCAGCACCACGGTAGGCCATTTTAGGCTCACCGTAGTTACGGCTGTTCAAATGCTTTAGGGCAAAGGTCAGCTCAGACTCTGGGGCCACGCCAGCGCTATAGACGCCGTGTTGCTCCAAGGTTCTGGGCAGTTGGTAAGGCTCGGTCATTTGAGCCATGCCTGACTTAGCGCGGTCGTACCACGTACCTAAGCGAACAGGGTCGGCCAGCCTTACTGCCTCAACCGAATCGATGAAGTCTTGGTCAAGGTCACGGCGCATCTTGCCCAAAGCTTGGGGGCTGTCCACCGTGCGCGGTGCACCGATGTAGCCACCAGAGGTATCTGGCTTCAAATGCTTACCAGCCCGAGCGGCTCTCAGAACTGCCTCGTCGCCTTGTGTCTCAGCCATCTTGCGGTAGAAGTCTGGGGGCGTTGCTGTGCGCTTGCCTGTGCTGGCCTTGGCCTTCTTAACGGTTTCGTCTGGCTCCTTGCTGGCCATCTTTTCGACCTTCTTGGCGCGTTCGGCTTCCTGAGCTTGCTTTTGGCCCCACTTCTCGAGCACGGCCTTCTCTTCAGCAGATAGCTGTTTGACGCCTTCCATGCCTTTCTTGGTGATGCCAAGTGCCTCCAAGCCTTCTGTGATTACCTTGCTGACGCCACCCTTGGAAAACTTCTGCTCTTGCGTGGCCAGCCACATGGTGTCTCTGCTTGCGTTCTTTGGCATATGTATAGCTCCGCCTTTAGCTTTTGGCTCTTCAAATTCAAATTCTGGTAGCTGTGAAGCCGCGCCAGCAGTTGGGATAGCAACCTGTTGGTACAGCGGCAAACCCTTTTGCTGGATCTGCTGGCGCATCTCTGGCGTGATAGGGAAATTGTGAACCGAATGCGTTGTCGTCATCTTTGTTCTTGGATCAATAGATGGTACAGGCACGTCAAATGTTAACGGCTGAACCTGAGCGCCGTACTGTTTGCCAAAGGTGTTCAGGTAGTCAGGAAGCATCTTGTCGTAGAAGCCCTTCATACCTTCACCGCCGACCTCAAGGTCAAGTCCTGTGAGGACACGGTTACCGTCGTCTGGCGCCTGCGCCAATAGCCTATCTGTCGTTTCTTTGCCAATGACATTAGGAAGCTCGGCCTCGGGCGTCAGCTTGCTGTAGATGACTTCATTGTTTTTGCCAAACACGTTCAGAAACATGCCACGGCCTTTGTCGTCGGGGTGGTATGAAATTTGATTAGCGACGTTGCTTAACTTGTACCTGTTGGCTTGCTCTGCGCCGGGAGTAATAGCAATGCTGTCATACCCGTTATCAGCGGCGTAGTTCAGCAGGCGCTTCATGGCCAGTTCGTGCCAGTTCTTTTTGAACGGGGCGTCAGGCACTGAATTGACAGATTTAAATTTAGACGCCGCATCGTACAGGTCACTGGCTTCCTTGGCGCTTGGCATCCCGTGACCTTTCCAGCCTTCGGCGGCATGTAGCGCATCATTAAAGCCTGCGGCCCTTGCTACCTCGTCAGCCTTTTTGCGAGCTTCTTGATACGCGGGTTCATTGGCATAGCCGCCCTTACGCCCCTTCTGATGCCAGTCGGATTGGATCTCTTCGACGTGCAGGATCTTCTCACCATTGGGGCCAGTGCGGTCTTGGACGCGCATATGAGCTAGGACGTTAGCGTCATCCTTCCAATGTTGCGTTACGTAGTCTTTTTTGCCGCTGGCGTTGTACGCTTTTAGGTCAGCATCGTACTTGGCTGGGTCTGAGTAGTTGCCAGCATACGGCCTCTCTGATGGCAACTTTAACAACATCTCGCGGTAATTTTCACCACCAGCAGTTTTGTACTGTCCATACTGAGTTCCGTTGTCCATGTCCATGCGTCTATAAACTTCATCAGATATACGCGCACGCTGGCCACCGTTTGTGACTCTGCTGTATGGTTTACCAAACATCTCTTGAGCCACCATCTCTCGAAGGTCTGCCTCGTCTATAGCAGTTGACTCGTCGTACACTTTCTCTTTGATTGGAGCCGGCGGGTTATCTTTGAGGACTTGCTGGGCCTCTTCTTTGGTCATCTTGCCCTTGGCCTTGAATGCCTGCTCAAGCTTGCGGTCAGCCAGCTCAGCCTTCTTGACGCCTGCCTGCTTGGTCAGCTCTGTGTAGAACTCAGCGCCTGTACCTTTAGGTCTGGCAATGTTGGCCAGCGCCTCGTCAACGGAAGAGTAGAAGGGTGCAGTCTTCTTGGTGGCTTCACCAGCCTTGGCGGCTTTGGCCAACGCTCCGATCAGGCTCATAGTGGTCTCTCCTCAAGGATCAGGTCGTCAGCGTTAATAGCGCCGCCAGCGGCCTTGCGTATAGGCTTGATGCGCTTGTTGTTAACCTCAAGCATCATTGTGTCAAGGTTCTTGGAGATGGAGACTTTGCCTCCACGCTTCATGCCCTTTGGCTTGTTCAGTTCGTTAAGCAACAGGTCGTCGTACTCTTGCTTGGTGAAATACTTCTGGGTATTACCAGACAAGTCCCAGCCAGCTTTCCTGATCTGATCCGCCGAGATCAATCCAGTGTTATTAAAGTCGCCCACAGTAGACCAGTTGCCACTACGAACAAAGTCTTGCACGAATGGGATGTAGTCGTCTTTGGGCTTAGCGTTCTGCTTGCCTTTGATCTGAACAATTTGATCAGGCATGTTTTCTCTTGCCATGCGGATCTCAATGTCTCTGACATCGGCGTCTGTATATCCGTTGGGCAATCTTTTGGCTTCTTCCAAAGCCGCTTCTTTGTAAGGCAACAAATCTTCTTTACGTAATTGCTTTTGACTCGGGCTAGTTTCAATCGTCACATGTGGCTCACCCTTGGCATCACGCAGGCTGTAGATCTTTGACTTGCCATCTCGAACGTCGTCACAATAGCCACCAACGCAGTGGCCCATGGTCGCGCCTTCGTATTTAAGAGCCTCTTCTAAACGTGGGTCGCGCTTCAAAGCATCAGCTATAGCTTCATCAGGGGTTTTGAAATAGGGTACGTTTATGTGGCCAAGGTTATTTGGTTTACGGGGGAAAGCTTCTTTGCCGTTCTCATCAACCACTTTGTATGAGCCTGTAACGTCATCAAGTATGGTGCTGTACCCTTTCGGAAGCTCTTTGGGCGGCGCCAACTGAATCCACTTGTAGCCCTCTGGATACTCTTTTTGAAGCGGGAAGCCCTCCGTCACCTTAAAGTTGGCTTCACGCATCTTCTTGGCAATCTCTTGATCAAACTCATAGGTACGGCGTACTGCCTGCTCCATGCTGATCTTATTGAGCTGTTCAGGACGAATGCGGCCAGCGGCTACGTCTTGACGCAGAACATCGAGAATGTGATCAAAGCCAAGGTCGCGTGGGTTAAACCGCTCTATGCCTTGTGTTTTGTATAAGGACGTCTCTGGCGGTAAATTTTTAATAAACTCATCTGCCTTCTCGTACATGCCGGGCGCCAAGTGCATCATGTCCTGATGCTGTTGCGCGCTGTCTCGACCAATCATTGCGTCAGCACGGTTCTCCCATTGTTTGGCAAGGTCAGACTCGGCCATCTGTGTGCCGCCCATTTGTTTACGGCCTGACTCTCCCGTACGGCTCCAATATCTGGCGTCTTCAGCTATGGGAAAGGCTGTAATGTTCTGCTCCGCCAGCTTACGCACTGGGTCTTCAGGTGTTGCCATTTGCTTCTTGACGTAGTTGGTCAAGTTGCTGTCAATCCAACTGTTGAGCGCAATATCTTTTTCTAGTTGATCAATAATTTGAAGGGCGTGCTCCTTGCCAGCACCTTCTGGTAAATTTGCAATTGCTTCAGGTGTAAACTGCTCACGTATTTCGCTAAGCGTTTGGGCTGGATCACCGCTACCAACGGTACTGCGCTTTAAAGGCTTTAGTTCATTTTCAACCGTTCTGTTCAGCCAATTGCCGCCTTTGGGCTTGACCACGTAGGGGACGCCGGCAACGGACGCCTTGGCGAACTCTTCAGCACCGTGCCTGACAGCGCCGGGTAGCGCGCCAATGACCTTGAGCGGGGAGCCGGGGCCGTAGTAGAACCCGCCAGCCAGCGTACCCAAGCCAGTAGCGGCTTTGCTTACAGGCGTGTCAGACCTGAACGGTAGGCGCTTCTCGATGTCCTCGGACGTTGGCAGATAGGTCTTCTCGTCGAGGTAGGGCAACATGCGGATCAAGGATTCGATGTCGCCGGGAGCGCCAGCCACGCCAGCCACAAAGCCTCGGGCCAGATCGACTGGGACGTTCTTTGCCGCCTCGCGGTCTTGCTGAGACCTGTTGCGCTTTAGCTGTGGGTAGAACCCAAATGACGCTCGTTCGTCGGACGGTTTGTCAGCCATGGCTTATCCTGCTGAGTTGCTGTTGCCCCAATGATACCTTGGGTGTTGGAGTTCGTCCATCATTGTGAATACGGGTTCTCACGCTTCTTACCCATACCGCTGTCGATGTAGTCTTCTTCGTCATAGTCGTCCCTTGGGGCGCCATCGATGTCCAGCCACCCAGCGTCACGTAAAAACCGCAAGCCTTGGGTGCAGGCGTCCACAAAGTCGTCGTGCGTAGAGTCAGGGAAGGAACAGATCTGGGACACGAAGCCCTCAGCCCAATCCTTGACGTAGCCCTTCCTGACACTGCTCTCAGGGATCCATACACGCCCAGCGGCGATGATGTTGGAGACGATGTTCAGCCTCTGAATCTTGTCAGCTCTGCCGGGATTATAAGCGCGCACAGGCAGATGGCCACGCTGTAAATCTTGGATTAGCGCTATGCCGGCGGACTTGTCTTCCACGAGGATCAGGTCAACGCGCTTCTTGTTCTTGCCCTCACCGTAGACCACGTCGTACTCCTCGATCACCTTGGGGCGCAG